GGTAAAGCTATTGACCAAGAGACTTATAACAAGAGAATGCAAGAAGTTGAATCAAAGCATACACAAACTATGGAAGCTTTGGGTAGTAAGTATTATCAAGTTATGAAGAATCTGGACGAAAAAGTTAAGTCCAGAACCGGTCAAAGTTGGAACTATTGGGAAGAAGCAAAGAAAACCTTAGAAGAGTACGGTTTATCTTATGAAGAAATCGGACGTAAGGCATCAGAAGCATCTCAAAAAGCAGGCAATTCTCATAGTATCCTCGCTAAATATACTAGTGAGATGAACAAGGAAGTCAAAGAAGCTAATGACGCTTGGTCGTTATTGGTTGGTAATATTGACAAGAACGGTAATTTCCAAGTCAAGTCAAATGTTAAGGAAGTTATTGGAGAAGCAGCTAAATCTGCAGAAGGTTGGGAACAATTACAGTTCATTGCTAAAAATGCAGAAATCAATTCAAACGCTCGTGTAACCATCGCAGAAGCACTTGTAGAGTCAGGTAAATGGAAAGACATGAGCCTGGAAGAAAAACAAGTCATCGTTAAGAATCAAGCAGGTTTACAAGCAATTTTTGATAGTGAGAAAAACCTCAAGATTTGGAATGATATGCCAGCAGAAGTCAAAGAACTTCTTTTAAAGAATACTGACATTATGAGCAAGGCAGACGAAGCAACAAAAGCTCTCACAAACTATGAAGCATTAACTCCAAAACAAAAAGAGTTGCTTGCCACAGATAAGAGCTTCAGAAATGCGGTATCTCGATCTACAGAATCTTTGAAGAATTGGAACGCAATAACTCCATTTACAAAAGATTTGTTAGTAAATCCAAATGATGCTTTGTATTTTACTCAATTATCAATCGATAAAATGGCAGCTTGGAATCTTGCTACAGCTGAAACTAAATCATTGAATGCAGTAGATAATACAGGGGTTGCAGTTGGAAGTGCAATCGTAAGCGTGAATTCTCCGAAACAAGAAGCTCCTATCAACTTGTTTGCAGCTGACCAAACTTCGGGTGTACGTTTAGAAACAAGTGGAGCGATCAATTCGATTAAACAATATAATCCAGTGGATATTCTAGCTAAGAATAGCACTGCTGGAACTGTAAGTGAAGTACAATCCGGTGTGAACAGTATTCAAGACAAGACAGTTACTATCAACGCACAAGATAATGCTTCTGGAACTCTGTCAGGCATTAAAAGTTTACTTGCTAGTGTAACTGGTAGTTTCTTTACTAATATCTTTGTAAGTAAACACGCTCACGGTACTAATTACCACCCAGGCGGACTTGCAGTGGTCAATGATCAAAGGAATAGCACCTACAAGGAAATGGTCACGCTCCCAGATGGACGTAGTTTCATCCCTGAAGGTCGAGATGTATTGTTACCACTTCCTAGAGGTTCAAAAGTCCTACGAGCAGATAAGACTAAGCGTTTAATGAGTAGCATGGGAATCCCTAAGTATGCAAACGGTATCGGTATTCCAAGCGATGCGAAGTTCCTCCGTGAAATGGAAGAAGCGCAACGTAATATCACAATTCAGACTACTAGCGTCCAAAATGGGCAAGATATGGCAGAAGTCGTGTCTGAGATAGCGATTCTGAGGTCAAGTTTAGAAAAATTACTTACTGCTATACTTGAAAAACCTTCAGACACTTACTTGGACGGTGATAAAATCTCACTAACTACTTATAAAAACCATGGATCAATTTATGCAAGGGAGGGGATTTAATGTTTTTCCTTATAATTAATGGTTTCAATACATCCACCATCCCTCATAGTGTGGTTACTGATTTTGGGATAAGTGAGTGTGCAGAACCTAAAACATCTGAAATAGTTGATATTTATGGAATGAATGGAAGCTATCGTGTGTTAGATGGCTCGTATAAAAGTTATGAGCGCACAGTTTCTTTCTATCTTCCAAAACTTATCGACATTTCAACCATTATTGAAAAATTCCACGATGGGAAAAATGAAATTGAGTTTGGATATCAACCAGGTTCTTTATTTTATGCTGAATACATTTCAGCAAGTTACCACCGAAACGGACCACACGCATACACATTAGAAGTCAAGTTGTTGATGCAACCGTTCAGATACCAAAAGAATAGTGAACCTGTTGTACTAACTAGTCCAGGTACAATCACAAATCCTGGTAGCGTTTATTCAGAACCAGTTGTCGAGATTGAGGGAACTGGTGATGTATCACTTACGATTGGTCAGAAGACCATGCATTTGACTGTAAATACTAAAGCTACAATCGATTGTAGACAAGGTAAACAGAACATCTACAATGCGACTGGAGTAGTTCAAAACACTCTCAGAAAGCGTGGAGGATTCTTTGAAATCCCAGTAGGGAATACAGGTGTTACTTTTACAGGGAATGTCCGTAAAGTAACAATCAAACCGAATTGGAGGTATAAGGTATGATTTATTTAACTGAAGGAAATATACCTCTTAATGCTGCTTATGATGATGATATCGTTCAAGAAGCAAATAGCACCTACCAGTTAACGTTTAAATTTCCTACAAACAACATCTTATGGCAAAGGCTTAGAGAAGAAACATTCTTGACTGCTGATGATCTACACGGTGAGCAAGACTTTGTAATTTTCGAAGTCGAGAAAAAACATGGATATATTCAGGTCTATGCTAATCAAGTCATGACGATGTTAAATCACTACGTTGTCAATCCGATTTCCTTGGATAGAGTGACTGGTTCAACTGCATTAAGTCACTTTGCAGGAAGCATCACTCGTAGCAATCCATTCTCATTCTTTTCAGATATTGAGGATAGACACACCTTTAATATCGATAGCAAGAATGCTATGGAAGCACTCACCAAGGACAAACATTCCATTGTTGGTTTGTGGGGTGGTGATTTAGTCAGACATGGTTATCAAGTACGGTTATTAAAAAATGGCGGTTCAGAAAATGAATCGCTTTTTATGTATAAGAAGAACTTGTCTAGCTATGAGCATAAGACATCTACTAAGTCTTTAAGGACTCGCATTACCTTCATTACAACCATCCGTGGTGAAGGAGAAAATCCAGTAGACAAGCACTACAAGGTTGTAGTGGATAGTCCACTGATTAACAAATACAGTCAGATTTACGAAGACGTTGTAGAAGTCAACGACCAGGATGTCAAGGACGAAGCAAGCCTTAGAGAATATGGCAAGCAGTATTTCAGAACAACCTTGTGCGATATGCTCGAAGATAGCATTGAGATTGATGTTATCGGTCAGAGTGATGTTCCCGTTCAGATGTTTGATGTGGTGGGAGTTTTCCACGAATACTATGATTTAGACGTGCGAAAGAAAATCACAAAATACAACTACTCTCCAATGGCTAAAAAATTGAAGAGTATTGGTTTTGGTGAATTCAAGTCAGGACTGGCAAGCGCAATCGGTAATGTGGTAAGTGATGCTGTTAAGAATGAAACTCAACATTTAGAGGGAATCTTTGAAGCGAAATTAGCTAAAGAAATTAAAAATGCTGACCTTGCTTTTGACCGTAAAGTTGAAGAAATCAAAAATCACTTTGAAGATGATCTTAACGCTGCCAAAGCCAAAGCAGAGGAGAATAAGCGTGCCTTGTCCGATGAAATCGACAATCGATTCTCAGGGTTCGATAGCAGCATGAACGAAAAGCTCAAAGACCAGAGAACTAAAATCGAAGAGATTCGAGCTATTGGCACAACAGTTAGTCGAACTGCTGAAGAAGCCTTGGAAGAAGCTAGAAGCGCTCTTGAATCTGCTAAAACTTCTAAAGGCTTGTCTGACTCGAACTTTGCTAAAATCGAGCAAATCACAGACAGAATCAGAACGCTTGTGACCAAGCAAGAGGTTGACCCGTTAACAGAACGCTTGAGGATTGCTGAAAACAGAATCGAGGTTCAAGCTGACCAGATTACCGAGAAAATATCTCGTATTGATTTTGATAGATTGGCCAATGACAAAGGTTTTCAAAATGCTACTCAAGTCCAGAATATAGTCAAAAATTCTGTTGATGGATTCCAAAGAACCATCTCACGTATTGAAACCAAACTGAGAGATATTATTAGAAATGATAACCTCTTGCAAAATTCATCCATCATTCCAGCGGGGGACTCCTTGAACGGAACTTGGGGATTGTATTTGTCAGGTGGTAACGGTCGGACAGATGTTATCGAATTAAGAGATGCACCACATACCGCTATCAAGAAAAGTATGCGTGTCGTTAATAATACAAATGGCGGAAACAAAGACATCGGTCAAAAAATAAATTTGGTTGTTGGTGAGAAATATACTATGTCGTGCTGGGCCAGAGTATCTAGCAATAGTACGAGTCAGAATGTCAATTTGTTGATGCGTGCATGGACCACCAATGATAATAATCGTAAATTATTCAAAACTATCTCTAACAAAGATTGGGTTCGATATCAATTCACATTCACAGCAGATACAGTATCTAACTCAATACAATTCGGTCAGAGCGGAAGTGGTAGCATTGAAATCTGCGGTATGAAACTTGAGCATTCTGACCGCATGACAGACTACGATGTTAACTCTTCTGAAATTGTGAGTGTTGTAGAGTTTAACGATGTACGAGATACCGTATCATCACACACTCAAACCTTGCAACGACAAGACCAAGCGATTTCACAAGTTATTCAGACCGCTGACGGTCTAGTTAGTCGTGTATCTAATTTCTTGGATGACTTTAACCTGGTATATGATCCAACAAACTTCAGCAAGTGGGCCAAGAAGCAAGCTGAAGCGAATGTCATTGAGGTTCAGGCTGCTACCAGATTGCTACGAATTACTACTACTGGTAAAAACCAAGCAGTCTATCACGGTTTCGCATTGCCACTTAATACCTCAACTTTTACAAAGGGAGAAAAACTCAGCTATCGCATGGAAGTTTGGGTAGATGTCTTACCAGATGCCCCTCTAGGAATTGAGCTATGGGCAGAAGAAGGTGGCGGTGTAATTGCATCCGATAGAGTGACGCTCACTAAAACTGGTACTCAGATTATCACTGGTACGATGACTGTCCAGAAATCATTGACTAAATCAAGAGAATTCCCTCTTCAAATTTGGTTGATGAAGAACGGGCAAGTCGCAATTGGACAAGTATCTCTTATCCGTGGTGACAAACCGCCTAAAAAATTCAGCGACAACACATCTACACAGGATGTTGTCACACAGACTCAAGTATCACAGCTACGTGACTCGTACGCTATCCAAACCCTTACGGGACCTGGAGCGATTTCTTCTCAAATCAATCTGAACAGCAATAACATTCTGATTGAAGCTGCTAAAATCCGTTTAAAAGGTAGGACGCTACTAGACGAAATCACAGCTATCGATGGTTACTTTAAGCGTTTATTTGTAGGAGATGCCAGAGTAGGTACGTTGAATACGGATGTTATTCGCTCGAATTCGATTTCAGCAGAAAAGCTGATATTTGATACTGCTCTAGCGAAGAAGCTTGTATCCAGCGATGTATTTACGGACACTTTAGCTGCTAAAACAGCCTTTATCAACAAGTTGAGATCAGTAGTAGTATCTGCTACCCTGCTTGAAGGATATAAAGGCAAGATTGGTGGCTTCCAGATTGGTACGCATGACAAAGACCCTAGCACCTACTGGTTGACTGGTACTAATCAATTTGCAGTCGGTATGAGTAACGGTAACACTCAGTGGGGTCAAACTGCTCTTTGGGTTAACTGGGGAGATAACTGGGGAAAAGCAGGTGACTATGCTTGGTTCGTTAAGCGTACAGGAGAGATGTTCTGTTATAACAAGGCGCAATTTTGGAATACTCCTAAAATCCACGGGAATTTAGAAGTGACTGGTAATATCTATTATGTAAAAGATAATTACATAGCAGGATTTTGGGTTCACTCAGATATTTACACACATTTTCAAGAAAAAAACGGCTATTTCTATATGTATAAACAAGGTGGTGGATATTCTTGGATACCAATCAATAAAGAGATTTCAGACCGCAGATATAAGAGCAACATTCAAGATAGTCAAGTGTCTGGACTTGATGTAATTGAGCGGTTGAAAACCTATTCTTATCGTAAGGAATACGATGGAAAAATCGAGGATATTTCTTGCGGTATCATGGCGCAGGATGTCCAGAAATACGCACCAGAAGCCTTTTTTGAAAATCCAGACGGTGCCTATTCTTATAACACATTCGCACTTGTGCCTTATCTCATCAAGGCAATCCAGGAATTAAACAAAAAAATAGAAAGGTTGGAGAAAACAACATGAACGACCAAGACAAGCAAATCAGCAGTCTGACAATTAAATCATTAAGCGAACGAGTCGGCAACGAAGCTACTCAATCAGCTACGCTAGAAGCTCTTTACACAGTCACAGCGATGGAGCTCGAACAAATCAAAAACATCATCAATTCAAATGAAGAACTGAAAGCAAAATTTGAGGAAGTGAAAGGAAAAATGACAAATGGCAATTAACAACTACACACTCGCTACTAAACCTTATACTCGTGGCTTTGGAGACAAAACTACAACAGTTGTAGAAATCCGTTTGCAAGACGGAAATCGCTACAGCACCAACCAACGTGAACTAGTTGGAGACCGCACTCAAGACCAAGAAGACGTGCTTATCCAAGCGGTATTAGATATGGTGAAATCTGAATTAGATCCAGCGAACGCAATCGTTAAGGCTCAACAAGAATTGGAAACAGCTAAGACCAAGCAAGATGAGTTTCAAAAACTTATCAAAGCTCAACAAGAAGCAAATACAATCACTCAGCGCATGATTAAGGTCATGGTTGTAAATTCGGTTATGAGTGAGAATATCACTTATGGAACTGTCTATAAAGACCTTGTGAGCCTTTTGCCAGCTATGAAAGTTGGAGAAACATACTTTGAAGGCGACTTGGTAACAATCACAGACCCTGAATACGTTGAGAAAAACGGTGAAGGTAAAGATGTTATCGTTCAAATCAACCGTGAATTTGAATACACTGGTCAAACTATCAAAGACCTTGAAGGTGACTTGTCACGGAATGGAGTTCTTGCAGTATGGCGCTGGATTACTCCAAAAGCTGACACAATTTAGGGGTAGCTTATGCAAGATTTTATGTGGGGAGAGCTAGTTGGCCATCTTAGGAACTTATCTCACAGCCCTTACATCCATATCTTCTTCTGGTTAATGGTTTTAGACATTGTCACTGGCTATGTCAAAGCCTTTAAAACAAAGCGTTTTGACAGTAAAATCGGCACCATGGGATTGATTCGTCATTTCGTTGTATTCGTGGTGATTATGCTTGTAGCGATGTATTCACGAGCGTTGGGAATCAGAACATTTGGTATCGGTTGGACGATGTTCTTTATTATCAACTATCTCGGTTCTGTTTTAGAGAATTGGGAAGCGATTGGTTGGGCATTCCCAGAGTTTTTGAAACCATACATCAATCAAATTAAGAAGGATAATGCTAGAAGATTAGGGCAGTTATTGGTCAATGTTGACCAAAAAGACAAAATTGAAGTTGAAATAAAGGAGAAAAACAATGAATAAAATCAACTGGAAATTAAGACTACAGAACAAGGTCACTCTTATCGCTCTGTTAGGAGCGGTATTCCTTATGGCGCAACAATTCGGACTTGAAATTCCAAATAATATCCAAGACGGTGTGAACACGTTCGTTTATATCTTGGTATTACTCGGAGTGGTTACTGATCCAACGACTGCTGGATTGACTGACAGTGAGCGTGCGCTTGAGTATTACAAACCAAATGAAGACTAGGAGAAAATAATGAAGAAAAACGACTTATTCATCGACGTATCTAGCCATAATGGATACGATATTACAGGTATTTTAGGTGACATAGGTACACAGAATACCATTATCAAAATTTCTGAAAGTACAAGCTACATCAACCCTTGCTTGTCATCACAAACAGAACAATCAACTCCTGTAGGATTCTATCATTTTGCTTGGTTTGGTGGAGATTCAGATGAAGCAGAGCGTGAGGCTAGATTCTTTATTGATAACGTACCACAGAAAGTAAAATATCTTGTGTTAGATTATGAAGACCATGCTAGCGGTGATGCTCAAGCTAATACAGATGCTTGTATCAGATTCATGGATGTCATTAAGGATGCTGGATATGAACCAATCTATTATAGTTATAAGCCTTTTACACTAAGCAATGTGTACTATGAACAAATTATTGCTAAATACCCTAACAGCTTGTGGATTGCAGGGTATGGTTTAAATGATGGTAACGCTGATTTTGAATACTTCCCATCAATGGAAGGAATTCGTTGGTGGCAATATTCTTCAAATCCATTTGATAAAAATATTGTGTTGCTAGATGACGAAGAAACAGAAATTAATTCTGGTTGGAAGCAGAACGACACAGGTTTTTGGTACGTTCACAAGGATGGCTCTTATCCTAAAGAGAAATTCGAGAAAATCAACGATGTGTGGTACTACTTCGATAATTCAGGCTATATGTTGGCAGAACAGTGGAAGAAGCACACAGACGGTCGTTGGTACTGGTTCGATAACTCTGGGCACATGGCTACTGGTTGGAAGAAAGTTGCTGAGAAGTGGTACTATTTCGATGTAGAAGGTGCTATGAAGACAGGTTGGGTTAAGTACAAGGATACTTGGTACTATCTTGATGGCAAAGATGGGAACATGGTATCTAACGCATTTGTCCAATCAGCAAATGGTAAAGGCTGGTATTACCTTAAACCAGATGGTTCACTTGCTGACAAGCCTGAATTCGTGGTTGAGCCAGAAGGACTCATCACAACTAAATAAAATAGAAAGATTCAAAATTTAATTACACTAGACCGCTGGCAATCGCTAGCGGTTTTTTTGTTTGGCAATAATAAAAGCAGTGACCGAAATCACTGCTTATCAGCTGTAGCAAATTCATAAAGTTTTTCTGCTGTGAGAAGGGCCATTTTGTCCATGCTTGTTTTTCCTTTTCTAAGGTCAGAAACAGTAGTCCAAGGAACTCCAGCGCCTTGCGAAATAGCAGATGTAGACATCGAACTATCTAATAATTCTTGAATATTTTTTCTCATACTTATTTGTCCTTTTTATTTTTTAGATAAATATATACATTGACTGCAATTATAAAAATAGCTATTGCACTAACCATTGCTTTTCCTCTTTTCGTTTGATAAAATAGAGTTGTGAGGGGCTTTCGCCCCCACCTCTTAGCGTTTACCTTTTTCTTTTGCGGGATTCGGGTTTACGCTTTTTGTTTTGCCTTGCGACCGTTATAGCAGTCACCAGACTTGCGATAGCTGTTACTGTTTCAGGGATATTGTCTATCGCCTTCTCAAGTAACCTAAGCCAATCTTCTTTGTTCAACTTCCTCACCTCCTTTCCTTATCTTGATTATATTATATCACGGTACACCGAGAAAGTCAAGCGTTTTTATAAAGTTTTTTTAATTTTTTTCAAAAAAAATAGACCTTGTCCAGAGGTCGGGGAGTTGGAGGGACACCCTCCAATGTAAACTATTAAAACTAAATTGTAGCCTTCTCAACTATACGGGCAAAGGTGAGTATGAAAATGAATACGAAGATGAATACGATTTAAAAAAATGACGAAAAACAATGGAAATGATTTTAAATAAAAATAAGCAAAAACTCAACTATTGATAAGCAACAGAAAGCATTGAAAAACATTTGTCACTTATACCATAGTTCGTGACAGTTCCTGTTTTTTTTGATAGAATCATACAGTATGCCCTTGGGCACAAAGTAAGAACTGGGACTGTCTTTCCCAGCTTCGGAGGTAAAAAATGTCAGATTCACCAATCAAATATCGATTGATTAAGAAAGAAAAACATACAGGAGCTCGTTTGGGTGAGATTATCACACCACATGGTACCTTCCCGACACCCATGTTTATGCCAGTAGGGACTCAAGCAACAGTTAAGACTCAGTCTCCTGAAGAATTGAAAGAGATGGGGTCGGGAATAATCCTGTCCAACACTTATCACTTATGGCTTCGACCAGGTGACGAACTCATTGCCCGTGCTGGTGGGCTTCATAAGTTTATGAACTGGGACCAACCAATCTTGACAGATAGTGGTGGTTTTCAAGTGTACTCTCTAGCAGATAGTCGAAATATCACAGAAGAAGGGGTAACCTTCAAGAATCACCTCAATGGTTCTAAGATGTTCTTGTCACCAGAAAAGGCCATCTCTATCCAAAATAATTTAGGTTCAGACATCATGATGTCCTTTGATGAGTGCCCTCAATTTTATCAACCCTATGATTATGTAAAAAAATCAATCGAACGTACCAGTCGTTGGGCTGAACGTGGCTTGAAAGCTCACCGTCGTCCACATGACCAAGGTTTATTTGGGATTGTACAAGGGGCAGGATTTGAAGACCTTCGTCGTCAGTCAGCTCAAGACCTTGTCAGCATGGATTTCCCAGGCTACTCTATCGGTGGACTAGCCGTTGGAGAAACCCATGAGGAGATGAATGCAGTTTTGGACTTTACGACCCAACTGCTTCCTGAAAATAAACCTCGTTACTTGATGGGAGTAGGAGCGCCAGATAGCTTGATTGATGGGGTGATTCGTGGGGTAGATATGTTTGACTGTGTCTTGCCGACGCGTATCGCTCGTAATGGTACTTGTATGACTAGCCAAGGACGTTTGGTTGTCAAGAATGCCCAGTTTGCTGAGGACTTCACACCACTTGATCCAGAGTGTGATTGCTACACATGTAAGAACTACACCCGTGCCTATCTTCGTCACTTGCTCAAGGCTGATGAAACCTTTGGTATCCGCTTGACAAGTTACCATAACCTTTACTTCTTGCTCAACCTCATGAAGCAGGTTCGTCAGGCTATCATGGATGATAATCTTTTGGAATTCCGTGAGCATTTTGTTGAAAAATATGGCTATAACAAGTCTGGACGTAATTTCTAAATTTAACTTAATGTCAGCTAAAAATCCTAAGTTTTATCTTAGGATTTTTCTGTTTTTTTTGATAGAATAAAGGTATTATGGATTGAAAATTAGATAGCTTTTTTGCCAATCTAATGAATGGAGAATAAACTCGTATGCGTATTAAATGGTTTTCCTTAATTAGGATTACAGGTTTGCTTTTGGTACTCTTGTACCATTTCTTTCAGACGCTTTTCCCAGGAGGTTTCTTTGGGGTTGACGTCTTCTTCACATTTTCAGGTTTTTTAATTACTTCACTATTATTAGAAGAATTTGGACAAA